GGTACTCTAAGACCTCCGACACCGGTAAAGTTACCAGAAACTGATGATAAAGACGTAGCACTTAGGCTTGTTGAGTAATTACCTACTCCTGCAGTAATTGTGCCAGCATTATCTGATCCAACAATTAAACCATTTTTTATACGAAAATCCTTAAGGACAGGCATATAAGTATTTAATATCTAAACGATCTATAAATTAAGTTATGGTATTAATATCCAGATAAGTCGCCATAATCTTTAATGACCCATCCATGACTATTAGTTAATAAATTAAAAACAAAATCATCTGTCATAGGTTGATCATAATCTAATTCATATACTTGTACATTGGTATCCGCTAAATATTCACGCTCATTTATACCAATCCCTATAAAATTTTTTACGGCATAATTAAAGGTAGGATGTGTAATTATTAGAAAATCACCATTTTCTAAATGACCTTTAAAAACAGCTACGTCTCTATGAGACAATTTCATCAGAGATGTAACAATTAAATTCTGAGGGAAATTTCCAGATGCCTGTCTTTGCTGATATTTTTTAAGATTATTATCCCAGAAATTTCCAGAGTCTGCACTCGAGTCAAATCTTATCATTATACTCGTAACTCAACTGTTTTCTCATGGCCTAAAATAACATTTGGATGGACATGTATATCAATATTTTTTTCTTTTAATTTAAGACATAATGTTACATCTTCCATGGAGAAATCTTTTGATGCTTTAATTTTTAAATACGTAGGCTCAAACCACGGATATTGTAATTGTTCAAATACTCCATATTTAAATAAAATAAAACCAAAACCAACATACTCTACTTTAAATGGCATATATCTTGTACGTATATCAGTCCTAGCTAAAAACTGAAATGATCCATGTTTTTGAAAATAGTCTTCATCCCAATATTCTACAGCAGCAAACTCTTTATCATTTGCCATAATATACAATCCTGATATTACATCAGCCTCGTGTTTATATAACAAATCAAAATCAGAAGGAGAAAATACCATATCATTATCAATCCATAAAACATAATCATACTCCATACCGTTAAATGGTTGTTGATTAGAGCCTTTAACTGGAGATCCTAACATACATTTATTACGCACTTCGTATATATTACGTGAATAAGCACTACAAAAATATACTTTAAATCCTATAGTATTTAAATGTTTAATTAAATAAGTTAAACATTTAATAAAATTTCCAGAGAAACAATCACCCGGGCAGCATACAATTATAGTCTTATTCATCTATCTTTATAAAGTTAAAATTACCTCCTCGTAAATCAATTGTTTTATCTATTAACAGCTCTATATTTTGTTCTTTTATACGACGACAAATATCAATATCAACAAACTGTTGTTCAGACACTGACGTACTTACATGTGGTCGAAACCAAGGATATTCTAATTTCTCAAAAACTCCATTTTGTATAAAAACAAAATCAAAATCCAAATAATCAGCTTTAATAAAAGTATCATCTTCTATAAGCGGTTTATACCTACCATCTACTTTTCCAGATATAAATTTATAATCAGAAGATTTATTATATAATTTAATAAATTGTGCTGGTGTGAATGTGATTTTATTACTTAAAAAAACTAATATATCATATTTAATTTTTTTTTGATATGGTATTTGTTTAGGGCCAGACAGTACGTTGCCGCCTAAGCACATTTGTTTTGCATAAAAGGCATTACAGCTGACATATTGAGAGATATAATAACGTACACCAGTTTTATTTAAATATGTAGTTAATGTTATCCAAGATTTTAAAAATTCAGCACTATAAGCACTATCAAAAAGATTTAATACAATAGTCATTCTCGCTAAATTATTTACAGAAATAATTTAAGAAACCACTAATTCTTTTTGAACTTGCTATCTTTATCAATAGCAAAATTAGCTCTACTAAACTCTAAACGATCTACAAACTTAACAGCATTACCTGTTGCATCAATAGCAACATATCCCTCTGGGTCCGTTACTACTAAATCACCATTAGGACTAAACAAATAATTCTTCATCCCAACTTCACGCATCATATTATTATACTTTTGTATGAAAATATCTTTACATTGTTTTACTGCTTTTTGAAATTCAAACACAGTATAAATATCCTGACTAGCATCTTGTATTAATGATAATAATTGTTCTTTATTTTTAAGTGCTTTCTCTTGGCCTGTTGAACTCTTAAGAGTTGCTATCTTTTTATCTATTCTACCTGTAAACCATTGTACGAATCGCTCAAAGGACGCAGCAGTATCACTCAAAAACTCACCAGTTCTGATTTCAGTATTAATATAAGTGTTTAAATTAGCTAATAACTTATCAGTTAATTTATTAAAATCCATACTTAATAAATTTTCTCTAGCAACACCTATTAAAAAATTTACATTTTTAGTTTCTTCATCCGTTAAAGTAATATACCCTGCATCGTTTTCAAAATAAGCATCCTTAACATACACTCGAGGACCAGGATTTAAATTTGTAACATCTACTCCGAACTTTTTAGTTGAAAATCTAACATACCCTTCTTGATCTAACGTAGCGTCATATTCTGTATGAAATACAACACCAATTTGTGAATTTAATATTCTTTGACCTTCTTCACTAGCAGTAGGAACAGCATACACTATAGTATTAGGTTTAAATATTACATGCTCTTCACCATCAATATCATTAACTTCTTTTATTTCATCATCAAATAAAAAATCACCTTGATATGCAGAATCAAACCTTAGATTCTTAAAATGCAGAAATGTTTGAACTAATTTATCAACTAACCCGGGAGCGGCTGCATGGTTTCTTTTAATATCATTAACTGAATAATTCATTTTAGGTATTTTATTAAAAACAGATTTACTACCAACAAAAAACTTACCATTAGGATCTGCTCCTAGTATTACTGCCGGGGCGCCATCATACTTTACAGTTGCGTTAACAGCGCGTGGTGTATTACTATCTAATATTTCTGTAAGTGCTTCAAGATAATTAATAGCTCTCACAGCACCGTCTTTTTGATCAGTAAGAATAAGCTCCTCTAAATGAGTCAAATGTTTATTTGGACCAGCAGCTTCATATAGCGGAAAATATTTCTTATAAGTTAGCATTTCCTTGTCTGTATATATTTACTCTAATTCCAGCATTGTCATTTAGCCATGTATCACAAAAACCTTCTTCAATTAAATACCGTACAATCTTATTTGGAATTCTATCTCCTTCAATCATATCATTATCATCAAAAATACCAATAACATAAGGCATAATCTTTACCCTATATCCCATTATCGTTGTATCATATAATCCTAATACCATTAGTTTTTTGTACCTAATCTAAATCTAGTCGCATCACCGTCTAACATAAAATTATAAAAATTTTTATTTATCATCAATTCAATAGTTCTTCTCAATCCCATTTTTTTTGGATACGCATATCTAGTTTCATATAAATCTATACCTCCTTCTGCATATCCTCTCTTATACCTGCTTGTTCCATAATTTATAGACATAATTACATCATCTTTATGACCTACAATATAATCATATAAAACCAATCCACCTATAGTTCGAGTTAATTTTGAATTTTGTTTCTCTAATTGCTTTGGATTTGGATCCTCTTCGCTGTACTCTAGTATTAAATCTCTAACAAGAGTCAAAAGAGTGTCAGCTTCTAGAACTTTATAAGAAAGTAACAGCTCATCTAGTTGAGGCCAAGTGTTGTCCTGTATCTGTTGAAATTTTTTAATGTCTTTTATTATTAAATCTCGAAGAATCCTCCCATAATTTTTTCGGCCAGCTTCACGACTCGAAGCACCTATTATTTTACCAGCAGTACCAACTTCTAACACTGTCCTACCAGCTATCATCGTACCTCCTGGTTGGCCTTCAACAACATCAATATCTCCTTTATCCGATCCTTTTCTCGCGTTACCTATTATACCTAATAAAAATTCACCATCACCAACACTAGTTCCTGCTATCTTATGACTAATTGTAAATATTTCTTCAAACCAATCCTCAGCATTACTTTCAACAAATTCTTCAATCCTAGGTAAATATTTCTCTAACATATTCCAATCACCATTAGTAGGCGAAATATCAGATTGAATATCATACTTATCAAATCTATTATTAACATGATTCGCAAAATTTGTCCAATTGATTCTATATTTTGCATCAGCCATTACTGCTCTAAAAGATCGCAAATAATCATTAGTTTCTTGCATACCAGTCTTTGTGATAAAGTTTGAATCTGCTACTAACGTATTAATTAATTCATTACCACCTTGATGAAGGTTATCTATATATCTCTCTATATCTAGTTTTCCAGCTGATGTTACCTGACCGAGTGGTTCTGCTCGCTTCCGAGGCTCTTTAGCAAAAATATTAATATCTCTGTCGTTATCGGCTTCAAAAAAATGTTTAAATGGTTTCATATTCCTGCTGGGTATCTTTGTGGTTTAGGGTCATGTGATGGATCAGTTGAAAATAATGCATGTACTAAACTTAAAATCCATTCATCTACTCCTTTCTTATCTTTTTTCTTTTTCTTCTCTGCAATTTTTTCTTCACCAAACATAAGATCATATGATTGAATAATCAAGCTATTTAATTCAGCTATTGTCTCATCGTTACGTAACTCTTTAAAGGCTAAATTCTCTACAGAATATTCACCCTTACGAGCTAAACCATCCTGACGCATTCGCATTAACTTATCTTTTAATTTTTTAGCTCGTTTATTAATTAATGCGAGATCATCTTTATCATCGATCTCATTTAAAGCTTCCTTCATTAATTCTACTTCTGTACGGAACTGCTCAGCCTTCTTTTCAATATCACGCTGATCTATTTCCGGGGGATCGTGAACAGGCTTTTTAATCCATCTATTATCTTGTATACTAAATAGACCGGAAGCCACATGAGGTTCATGAATATCTTGAAAATATAACTCAATTTCATGATTGCTAAATTGTATATTATGTCTTAAGTTCCATATAAATCTCTTACCATCTAATGCTCTCTTTACTATAGACTCATCTTTATTTATATTAGCAAAATCTAATAATATATGTACATCAAGATCTGAATGATCAGAATAATTAAAATTAGCTAACGAGCCTGTTAGTTGAACATCTTCAATCATCTCAGAAGTAATATGGTCATCATCTTTTATAAATTCATCTACGATTTCAATTATAGAACTTAATACTTCTTCATTAAATTTATCATCAGTCCAAAATTTAGGATGCAGAGTATCATTATAATAATTCTTTTGCTCAAAAAACTGTTTAAATGATTCGGTCATTTAAATTATTTATACAGGCATAGAATGAAATACTGGATGGTATTCTTCTTCTTTATCACATTCCCCATAAAAATAATTATCTAACTGCTCTAATAATCTAATCTTAGCGACCTGTAAATCGACTTCATACCATTCATTCTTGATTTGTTTAGCGAAATGAGCCATTTGCTTCTTTATATTCTGCTCAGCTTGAAGATATGCTGGATGTTTTATAGAATATATAACTTCATAGTCTCTAAAGGGAGAACTCGTTTGATATGTTTGTAAACGAGTGTTTAAATTACGTGTTGTACCTACTTTCAACCAACCAGGCCAGGATTTATTAGTAATAATATACAAATATCCTGGTGACGTTACGGACACATAAATACTTATGTAGCCAGAGATGATTTGCTAATAATATTTACGCAGTAGTTCCTACACCAACATTACCTTCAGGTTTGCTCTCCCAATTCTTTGTCTCTTCATTAAAATGTCGAGTAACATCACCTGTTACAGGATCTGTCGCTAAAGCCGCTTTAACTTCTTTCTTATGGGAAGCTTTATTAACAAACGACCAGCCAGTACCGACAATACTTGAAGTACTACCTAAGATCATAGTGAACGTATCCGTCGATAATGTACCTTTAGCGATCAAAACTCCTCCTGCAATAGTAGCAGCGTGTCGTAAAAGTCCACCTATTTCTTTTTTGTACTTAGCAATACATCCTATAACTTTCTTCATATGTAATTATTTATACTATATAGATGAATTAAATACTTATATGGAACAAAGGGGAATACAACCATCTGATATTGAACAAGCTGTTCAACAGCTTGTGGGAGAGTATGGATGGATGTTTATCGCTGGATTAGCAATATTATTGTTTCAATCAA